TGTTGCCTTCTGACTCTAGCCAAGCGTCTTCAGCGCCGCGCAAAGAATTTTTGTTCTCTGGGTCGCGCAGCCAATCGCGGTAAAACTTATCGTGTGCAATTGCACGTTCGGCCTGCGCACGCGCCACGTCAAGAATAAACTCGTTGGCGGCTTTGGTGTTGCCCATGCGCGCGCCAGCTTGTTCAATACGCTGCGCGTCTTGGTTGGTCTGGACGCCTTTCTGGTCAAGCTGCGCCGCGAGGACGCGTTCAGTTGCGGCTTGCAAAAACTTCTGGGAATCGGTGGCGTACTTATCTGCGTCGGCAACGCCAAGCGCGGCCAACACTGATGCAGCTTTTGCCTTAGTTTCAGTAAGAAAACCAGTGTCAAACCCACTGTTAAGCACGTCTTGCGCCGACTGTATGCCAACCAAAGACTTGCGCGCCGCAGTAGCAGAGTTGCCTACATCTTTTTGTTGTGCTACGTATAACTTGCCGCGTTCAATTTCTTCAGCTTTCTCGCCAGGCGGCACGTTCGTTGTGACCGTAGTCGTTGGGCGTTGGCTGGCTCGAAACGCCGTAAACGCCGCTTGTTGGTCTGGCGTCATACGGTTAAACGCTTCAAACTCTTGCACGGACATTGGCACGCGGTCGCGCTGCGCTCTTTGTGCCGCCGTCTGCGCTTGTGACGCAGCCGCTTGGGCTTTTGTCTCAGTAGCCACTGTCGTGCGCTCTTTGAACGCCGCTTCCAGCCGGTCTCTCTGCGACAAGGTAGTGTCAAGCACTTGTTTGACGCGAGCCGGGTCGTACGTTTGGCCCAAAAACTGTACGTCGGCAGGCTTAAAAATACCTTGGTCTGACAGCTTCTGGACCGCAAAATTAAACGACTCTTGATCTTTGGCCGCGCCCAGCACGCGCCCTACGATGTCTGCTTGGCTAATCACACCTTTAAGACGCGCGTCTTCTGCTTGCCGTCGTTCTTTCTCAAGTTCAGCCCGTGACTTGGCAAACGTCTGTGCTTCTTTAAAGTACCCGCCGCGATGCATAGCAGACGTAATGTCTTCTAAAGATGCATCAGGCGCAAATCCAGCCATGAGCTTTTCCAGCCCTTGCGCGCGCTGTTGTTCGCGCAGGGCGTTCTGCATCTGGATGTCGCCCATACGCTGCTGTTGCAGAGCGTTCTGGATCTGCGTGACTTGCGCCATCTGCGCCATTGGGTCAGGCAGCTCAAGCCCTTTGACCTGCAGCGCGAGTGCGGGATTGATTGGCATAGCGTGACCTCAACCGGGGATGGCGGCGCCGTACAACGACTGCCGGATTTGATTGGCTAGATTCTGATTTGAAGCATACCGCGCGTATTGCCCCAGCGCGTTGGTGATTGCGTTGGCCGCGCCGACGTCGCCAGCCGCTCTCGCCGCACCAATGTCGGTTGTCAGGCCGCCTGCGGTCTGGCCATACTGACCCGCTGCCGCGCCTTGGTTTGCGGCGGCGGCTTGGCCAGTGCCCATCAGAGCGCCAAGGGGCTGCAGACGGTTAACGCGCTCGGTCTGGAACCGATTGAAGGCGTTGCCGTACTCCTGCGAGCCAAGGTCTTGACCGTAGCGCGTAAGCGCTTTGCCGGTAGCGCCTGACAACAGACCGCCTTTGGCCGCGCGGCTGGCCTCGAGCGCCTTCATGCCCTCTGACAGCCGGAACGCGTAGCCGGGATCGGCTTGGAAGTCTTGCATACCAAACGGTCGGGCGTACCGGCCAAACTCAGCACCTTGCGTGCCACCCTGCAGGCCCAAGAGCGTCAGCAGTTGATTCTGTGCGGTGATGCCTGCCGTGCGGAACGGCTCTTGAAGTGCCTTCTGCTCGTTGAAAATGTCACGAGCAAGATCGCGCGCCTCTCGCGCTGACTGCGCCTGCGTGTCAGCGGCTGACTGCGCGGCCTGAGAGCCGGTGATGCCGCTGATAAGCGCCGACAACGGTACGCCGTAGTCTCTGGCAAATTTGGCAAGGGCGTCTAAAGTCAACCCAGTAGTGCCGGGCAAGAAAGTAGACGCACCTGACACGCCAGTCGCCGCGCCCGTAACATTTGCGCCTAAAGATTCGGCAGCAATTTGTTCGTGGTTAAGCGCCGGCGTCAGTGCGTTTGTTACCGCAGTGGTCGCGGTGGTGGCGGGGGTAAAAACACTTGACCCCGATACGCCTTCGGCTACGCCAGGGACATTTGCGCCGAGTGATTCTGCTGCAATTTGCTCAAAATTTAACGCAGGCACTACAGCCCCAGCACCAGCGGCCCCAGCCCCAGCACCAGCGGATACGCCACCTAACCCAGCGTCCAACGCAGCTACCGTTTCGGGACTAAGCGTCGCAGGTACGCCACCTAGCCCAGCGTCCAACGCAGCTACCGTTTCGGGACTAAAAGCAACACCGCCAACGCCAGCAGCAGGAGGCGCAAACGGTGATGTATAGCTAGGCAGTGGTGGGTTAAACGGGTCTATAAAATTGTCTAGCCCGCCGTAACCGGTCAAAGGCGTGCCTGCGCTCGTTATTGCGCCTGTGGTTGCTGAAGGCATAAGCATGTTATTAATTGCCGTGCCTGCAACGTCAGCCGCTTCTATGCCAGGTGCCAACGCGTTGTACGCTGCGAGGTCTGCGGCCAGCATTGGTGTAGGCGCGCCCATTTGAGCCAACGGCGGCGTAGCAATTGGCTGCGTAAGCACGCTAGGCGCTGCGCCTGCTGCTGGAGCGACTGCACCTACACCAAGATTGCTATACGCCTGCCCCAGCGACGCGTCGATCAGGCCAGCGCCGGTGTTAGCAGCGGGTGCCGCAGCGGGTGCCGCAGCGGGCGCCGCAGCGGCAGCAGCCGCACCAGCGGCCTCTGCGGCAAGAATACTGGGTGCAATAACTGACGCCGCTAATGCAAACGACGGGCTGGTGACCAGCCCCTGCAATTGCTCAAAGAACCCGCCAAAAAACCCGCCGCCGCCGCCTCGGCTAGGGTATAGCGACGCCGACTCTTCGGGCGTCGCTTCCATAGAGGGCTTAGTGTTTTCTAAAACTAATTCGGGAACGCCGGTTGCCGCAGCGACTTCAGCAACGGAAGCGCGGCCTCGGGGGCCAAAATAATAGTAAGTAACAGGCGCGTCAACCCAAGGATCGCCAGGCTCAGTGCCGTAGCCGCCGCCACCTTCTGACATTACTAGATAGCCCGCCGAGCGCAGAGCGGCTTTTAGTTGTTCCGGGTTCATGAAATCTCCCTGCCGCTTACGCGGAAGTTCATAGACGCCGCAAGGCTGCCAAGCGTCGAAATAGAGTCGCCGGTGTTCAAGATGTGCCCTGCAATCTCAGGAAATGTGTAGGTTTCAGACGGCTGCAAGGTCTTGGCCTTGACGATCAGGTTGCTGTCGCCTGCGCCCTGCCCCGCTGGCACCAGATTGACGCTGATTGTACGCGCAGCCGCGCTGTAGTTGGTAGCGGTCATCTTGTCGATGATGACCGCCGTGACGATCGCCACGTACTGCGTCGTTTGGACCTGCTCAACTGACTTCGCTTCGACCAGCGTTTTAGCGGTAATAGGCATGTCACAGCTCCGCTACGGCTTGCCAATGGATTGAATAACCGTTGCCCGCCGTTACTGCGGTAGAACCGGTAACCGCAAACCCGCTGTCGCCGATGTTTGCCGTAGCCGCAGTTGGTGTAGTAGTGTTTGTAGACCAGTTTGCAGTTGCTGCGTCTGGCGCAAAAGTGGTGATTGTTGGCGCCGCTCGCTTTGATACGGCAAAACTGACTTGCGATGAAAATGCTTGGTTGACCACTTGTCCTGTTGCATACGTAGCGCCCAGCGCTGACCCCACGTTTTGCGCAGGCGCGGTGCCATACGGAAATGATTTTTCATAGTAGCGCTGGCATAACGCTAGCTCTACGCCAAACGGGCAATGCTCAAATGCAGTGGCGGTGTCGCCAATTTCTAATTGCACGCCTGTGATAGCAAACACGTTACCGATGGTGTCCAGCACATTGACTTGAGTAGACGTTCCTAAACCCCATGAGCTAGCCCAACTTCCTGGGCTTATCTGAAAATCAGTCCCGCAATACAGCGTCCAACCAACTGTCAGCCCAGAGCCGTTGGTCCAATCCCAAGTACCAGCGGTAATTAGCCCGCCAATAACCGTAATCTCTTTGTACTCCCAAGTGTTTGCTGCCGATACGTTATATTCAGCAACATACGACCGATCAACGCTGGGAAAGTTATTGTTAAAAAAAGTGACGCAATGCGTGCCGGTTTTAGCGGACCGCACCCAGAACGAAAGCGTAAACGTCTTGCCAATCAGATCGCGCGCAGAATAACCTTCAATTTTTTGAAACAGTGTCCAATATTCAGAAGCGGCAGCGGTTGGGTCCGCAGTCGCTACAGTGCAACGAAGGCTATATGGAAGAGTTGGCTCACTAGCAGGGCCGTCTGCGGCTTGCGATACGGTCACTACCGCAGACGTCGCGGCGATCCGTGAGTACCGGTCAAGCGTGTACGACGCGCCGGTGCCAGTGGACACGCTAAATGAAGTGCCGCGCTGCGCAATTTCCATCGCTCCGTTAATGATTTTGTTGCGCAAACCCGCGAGCTGACCGCCGTTATAAGTTATTGCCTTAATAAAATTAGTGTTAACAATTGTTCCATAGACATCGCCAAAAACATCGCCGCTAAGATTGCCCGTAATGTTGCCGGTAATTGGACCATTAATTGTGACGCCGGATATAACCCCACCTGTGATCGACACCGAAGTAGAGTTTTGTCCGGCCATAGTGCCAAACGCGTTAAACGGATCGGTCGTGTATTGCGTAACGCCGGAAGAATTTTTAAGCACAAACCTGTATGAAAACCCGGCCAGCAAAAACACGCTGGCTTCGCCGCGTGCGTCTAACACAATAGGATTAGTGTTAGCCGTTGTTTCAAGCTGATTTGTGTACGTTGTAAGCGGGTTAGTTGTGCCGCTTGCGTAGGTATACAGCAAACCATTTACCAACGGGTTGCCGTTAGCGTCAAGAAACTGCAGCTTTGGGGTCGGTGAAATGGTTGCCATGTGCGACCTCAGATGTTATTCGTGACGGTCAAAATGACCGAGGGAATGCCAGGATGCGGCGGTGAAGCCACCGCAGCAAGTATTTGACAGCTTGTGTCGCCGGTGGACCACATTATTTCAAAGTAATCGCCAGCGTTAAATTCATGAAGGTAATTCCACGCGGCCACAATTTCAGCGTTGTTACCTTGGATGCGGATTTGAGATGCCGAGTTGGGCACGTCTACACCATTAACGCGCAACCAGATAAAAATAAACGCGGTGCCGCCAGAGATTTTATCGAGCTGCGCTGAAAATTCAATGTTGAAGATGCCTGGCCGGTCAACGTAGATGCGCGACGTCGGCGTGCCGATAGTCACGCCGCGCTGAAAGCCAACGTTGTTGAACGTCATGCCGTATGCGACGTTGATGGCTGCGGCGGTCTGCGTCGTGGTGTCGTAGAAGTAGCCAAACCGCGTGGTGATGAGCTGCGGCGTGTCAATCGCCGGGATGGTTTGTACATCTTCCAGCGAGAACTGGTTCTGGCCAAGCCCCAACAGCGTAAACGCGTTGTTGAAGAAGCGATACCACTCGCGCTGCATCACGTTGTCCGGCCCTTCAATGACTGGAACACGCTGCGCGGGGATGCGCGTGATGTTAGGCATTGGTGCCGCTCGCAATCAGTTCGGCGCCCATAATGGCAACGCTACCAACGCCCGCCCCGCTGACTTCATACACCCGGTCGCGCAGCTTTTGCGTCATCCCCAGCCGACGCCAAATTACCCGGCGGCCAGTTTGGCCTTGAAAGCCCATCGACACCGTGTGGTAGTTAGACCATGTATGCCCGCCGTCGTCTGACCAACGCAGGCTGGCGTTCATTTGAATTTGACCGTTCGATGGAAAGCCCGCCGGGCCAATGTTAAACGCAGGGTTTTGAAAAAGGTACGCCGTACCGTTGCTACGCAGCACAAACGGGTTAATTACGTTGTAAATTGTTCCGTCTGACGTCAACACTTCCCACGGTGGGCCTTGGACCCCCGGTGCAGGCTGAAGGGCTAACGGCGTGAAAGAAGTGCCCGCTTCGCAGTCTAACTGCAGGCTGTGCTGGGCGGTTCTCTTTAAGTTATTCTCGTTAGTTGGCAAAGCTCGCCAAGAACGAAGCCACATTTGGCGACGGCTATTAGAAAATTCGTAGTTGCCAAAATCAAAATTAAAATTGTAGTACCCTATTTCTGGTTGGCTACTGTGTCCTACGTACACACGAGTTCCAATTGTAGCCATGCAAGACGGCGTGTGACGATTTAATTGGTCTGTTGTGTCTGAAATGTAGCCGCGCTGGTGCCACATCTGCGTAGCGGCGTCGTACACCCACGTGACGTTTGCAGTGGGAAACGTCAGCACATAGAACATGTGCCCGTCTTGTTGGTACGTGTACGCAATTGCGTCTGAGATTGTGCTGTAGCTCTGGATAGCGTACTCGATTGCGTGCGTTGAGATACGCTGCGGCTGATAGCCTCGAGCGCGGTACACCATGCCTGCGCCGCGAGCGTCGGTGCCCAGCCAAAAGACGCTGCTGTCCATCTTGGCGACCGAGTAGGGCGCAGCGCAGCCCGTCTCGATAAACGCGCCTTGGATGGGCGCAAGCGGGTAGTCAGGCTGGCCAGCGTCGTACCAGACCTCGGTCGAGTTGTTGCCAAAGATCCAGATTTCTTTGTGGTCGATAATCAACGACACCACGTTGTCCGGTGACGCCTCGGCGCTAGCAAACGACAGCGGGTCGATGCTGGTGCCGTCAAATAGCTCCGTCACCCACACCCGTTGGCTGTTTGGTTCGTTGAACACAAAATAGCCGTTGATGTAGCCCACGGTGACAGCGCCGGGAAAATCAAGGTCGTTAATCTTCGCAAACGCTGTCGTATCAATATTGTAGATGTAGCCGTCTGGGTTGGCCGCTATAAAAATCTGCGTACCGTTATCGGTCATGCTTACAGGGCCAGTCCCCGTAATGCCTGTGCCGCGAAGGATAGTAAGAGTAGGGCCAATAGAGTATAAATTAGAGCCTGCTACTGCATACAAGACGCCTTTGACAACCCACATACCTCTAATGCTGCCAGACCCGCCAAAACTAACGTATGAAAGTATGCTTGGCACTCGCTGAAAGTACGCCGCCGTCTTGCCACCATCCGGCGTGGACTCCGGGTACATGTTGATGAGCCGGTTGTCCGCAGCGTTGATGCTGCGGGCGACATAAGCGGCGCCGAGGATAGGCGACTTCATGCTTAGAAATTGCCCGCGTAGATATTGTAGCGCTGACGATTGCCCACGATGGGGTAGGGAATCGACATCAAATCGTCAGGATTGTTGATGCGCTTCAGGTTGCGCTTAGACGTCATGGCAATCCGCTGCACTTGCCGGGACGGCTCAACGCCAAACTCAGGCGCCAGCTCACAGGCCAAGTTGTACCGGAACGCTCGCAGGTAGCCTGGTGGGAACGTCAAATTTGTGGCCAAGATGGCTGGCCGCGACAACTGTTCCACCGACACAATGTGAAACTCCAGCACACGCGTCGGTACTGGATAAATATACATCTCAACGTCGGGGTAGGTCATGTTGACCCACATGACCTGCGGGTAGGTGCTTCGCACCGTTTTTAGCGCGATCCCGTTGTATTGCTGCTGGTTGATGAGCTTGATGCCGTACGAGACGCCGGTGGACGGGTCTTTGAAGTACGTTGCATCATCGACCAGAATAGGCCGGTTGCCGACAAAATCACCCGTTGGCCCTAGCGTGCGGCTAATCTCAGTCGCAGGCCAACTGAAGATTTGATCTTCTGTTGCGAAAACCGACAACCGCTCGGTGTTCCACGACTCGATCATCTGGTTCATAGCCGACAACGCATCGGCTGCCGACTCAGGCGAAGGCGATTCGCCCTCTGCTACGACACCAATCAGGCGCAGCGCGCCCGTGATAATGTCACCCGCTGTAGTTGCCATCGACCGTCTCCTTACGACGACGACCTCGGCGTGCGAGTTGATTGTCCGGCACGCTGTCTACGGCCCCGTCAGGGTCTGCGCCCAGAGTATAGCGTGTCCAGCCGTTTTGTTCATCAAATTCGGCTTCTTGCTCGGCAATCGCTACTTTATCGCCGTGGACTGGGTGTCTTAGATAAATGATAGGCATAGAAAAACGGGGGCCGAAGCCCCCGCCCCTTTAGGCAGCCGCCATGATGACCCAGTTGGTCCCGTCTTCGCAAACCAGCGTCGCAAACTTGCCCGCAGTCGCGGCCAGGATGGCCGTGCCTGCAGTGCCCGAGTTCAACGGTTTGACGTTTGAGGACGCCGAGATCACCGTGTAGGTGCCTGACAGATTTTTGAGCGTGACGGTCCGACCGATGTAATCAGAACCGCTGGGCAGCGTCACGGTGACGTTGGCAGCGGAACCGTTACAAATCACGTAGTTTTCCTCATCGCCCAGCGTGAAGCTGGCGGTCTTGGTGACCGGAGCGTTGAGGTAAAACGCAGTGAGCGCGGGGTCGGAGTACGCCACACCAACAGATTTATTGTTCGGCATGACGTATCTCCTTTAGGCGATCTTGTAGACCGTGTAAGCACCGTCCGCAGTTTTACGAAACCGAAACGCCGCGCTGGACGTCACCGCAACCGCAACCAGCGCATTACCACCGTTGGTTACGCCAGTGCCAAGCGCCAGAGTCACAGCGCCAGACGACGTACCAATGTTGACAATGTTCAGGTCAAACGTGCTGCCCGTCGTTGCGTTGGGAAGCGCGCTATCAATAGCAGACGCGGTTGGCAACGTGTACG